ACTCCTTCAATGTAACACAGTCCAATCATGGATTGAGAGAAGGTCATGCAGTCTATGAAGATGATGTTGCAGGATGGGTAAAAGCATTTGCTACAGATTCTGGACATCAACTTGCGTCTCATGTTGTAGTAGACTTTGTAGACTCTAATACATTTGGAATTGCACAGAACGGTATCTTTACCCTTGGTGAAACTGGTAACGTAAGTCCTGCACTGGCATTGTCAGCAGGAGAATACTACTATACAGGTAATGTAGACTCTGGTATTCCAATGTCTGTTCAGCCGGGAACTTCTGTTCAACCTCTATTCTATGCATTGTCTAGCACTAAAATTGAACTTAATGTAGAACATGCAATTAACGTGTTCTCCCCTGATGAACCTATCAATGTAAGTAGAACAACTGGCAACTTTACTGTTAGTGGTAATCTTAAGGTTGAAGGATTAGGTGTTCCAAGAGTTACAACATTGTCCAGTGGTGATACCTACTCATTTGATAGTGGTAACGTTGCAAAGATTGAATTCAGTGCAGATGCTTCTCTGGTCTTTGATAGTCCGGGAACAACATATGATGGCGCTGGATTTACTATCCTTGCCAAGAACACTCATGGTTCTAATGATTACAGATTAACCCTGACAACTCCAAACGGTGTAACACTTAACACAGTAAACGAGAATAAGGTAAATGTAAATGCTGGTAAGTTTGCAATTGTTAGTGGTATTATCTACGGTGAGAAAGATATTATCTTAACCTCTACTCAAACTGATAGTGCAATCACAGGATAACTAAGAATGACAATTAGTCTTATTGGCACACCGCCGGGTATTATAGGAAACATTAGTAATAAAAGATTATTACACTTTTTCTTATTTGGCGGTGGTGGAGCCGGAGCTGGTAATGGTGGATTTGCAGGTGGAAATGGTGCTGCACTTGCCTTTAGTGCGTATCTAGAAAAAGAAGATGTTCTCTACATGTATAACGGCATTGGTGGAACTGCTGGTGGAACTTCTACTGCTGCTATTGGTGGTGGAGGTGGTGGATCATCCTTCATTTACGCTGATGTTAGAAAAACTAGATTAGGTTCTAATCCAAATGGATATGGCGTCAATAGCAATCTTCTTCTTGCTGCGGTCGGTGGTGGAGGAGGTGGCGGCACCGAAACCAATGCTTATGGTGGTAATGCAGGACTAGTAAATACTTCTACAGGTGCAACTCTTAATGCTTCAACTGGTGGTGGAACAAATCCCGGAACTGGTGGAACAGCAACTGGACCCGGACTTGGTGGAATTTATGATGCAGCCGGTTTAGGTGATCCACTCTATTTCATCTCAAGTGACCCTGCATCTCAGGTTCCTTTAGGGGGACAAGTTGCAACATATGATATAACAACAACTTCACCATCATCTAGTTACTATACACTTAATGGAACTGATAGAAATGGTTATGTTAATGGTAACAACGCAGGAGTAGGTTTATATGTTGGTGATACAATTAATTTCAATCTAAGTAGTGTATCAGGTAGTCACCCATTCTATATTAGAGTATCAAGTGGTGGTAGTAACGTATCAACTCCAGCTGCTACTGGACAAGGCTCTACAGGAAACGATACAGTGTCATGGACCCCATCTGTCGCAGGGACATATTATTATCAGTGTGGCAATCACGGTGGTATGATAGGAACAATTACAGTATCAGCTGCACTTGGTGGTAGTGGTGCTGGTGGAAAAGGGTATACTGACGGCACCTTCACCATAAACAGTGGTGGTGGTAATACAGGTGATGATGAAGCAAATGTAGTTGGAAGTAGCTCTGTAGATCATGGCCATGGGCGTGACGGATATCAAAATGGTGGTGCTGGAGGCGGTGGTGGATACTATGGTGGCGGAGGTTCTAGTTATGATGGTGGGGGGTCTGCTGTTGGTGGTGGAGGCGGTGGTTCTTCCTTTATATTAAATGCTATCCAATACTGCGGAGGACATAATATATTATCTTCGGGAGCTCCGGGCGATTTTGCTGAAACTAATATTAACGGATTTAATTTAACATCTCTGTCAAGCATTCCTATAAACGTAGGTAATGGCGGTGCTGGTGCTAGTTCAGGTGTTGCTGGTAGTAACGGGCAGGGTGGATACATTGTTATATTAGATACAAATGGCAATATTGCAGCACAGACTACTGGTGCCACATCAGGCTGGAAATATACGGTAGTATAGGAGATTATAAATGGCTAGAAAATCTACAAGACCTGTAAAAAGTGTAGGATTTAAACTAAGTTCTGGTGATGATATTAGAGAAGGATCAGATAATAAATTTTATGCAAGGTTTAGAACAGAAAGTGATATCTCTAATTATATAGATTCTGATTACATTAGACAATTTCCGAATTTAGATGCAGATACTTTTGGTGGAGATGCACCAGAGAATATTAGAATTAACATGTACGATTCTCTTGGAACGGACTTAAGGTAAAAAAACATGGCTAGAAAATCGGGAAACCCTAGACAAAACGCAAGTAAAAAAATTGATAGCACTAATGACTTACCAGAAGGTGCCACAAATTTATACTACACTAAAGCAAGGTCACATACAAAAGTGGATGAGACAGTTGATGCTACTTACCTTCAAAATCTATCAAACTTAGATGCTGACCTGATAAACGAAAAACCCCCGCAATACTACAGAAGAATTATTGAAGATAAAAATGGGACTAGGATAAACTAATGGCGTCTAAATTAAAAAAAATTATTAATATTGGTTTAGATAGTGATGATAGTTTAAGTGGTGGTTTAGATCAGTCTAATACTAAACTTAACACTGATGATATTATCAATGGATCGTCTTTGCGGTATGAAGGTGGAGTAGAATCTGACTTTGGATTGTTAACTGATTTTTCAAGAGCAGCTCCTCAATTTCCTAATAGATTTTTCCCAAGTGATGCAGGATTTGATTCTGATATTTTAACAGTTGTTAGAACTGATGCAAATACTTTTATAAATAATGTAGGTAGTAAAAAGACTTTTGCAACATTAGGTGGTCTTACTCCAGTTGAATTGGGAATAAACGTTTTTAAATCTTTGGATTCATCAAGTTCATTAATTGATCCATTAAATCCAAATGCATAAGGAAATTACATGGCTAGTCCATCTTCAAGAGTTGAATTATTAAATCACTGTCTTAGAAGACTTGGTGCGCCTGTTATTGAAATCAATGTAGACGATCAGCAGTTAGAAGATAGATTAGATGATGCACTACAATTTTTTAGAGAATATAACTCGGATGCTACTGTAAGAACATACCTTAAGCATCAACTCACCCAAGAAGACTTTACTAATGGTTATATCACAATTAGTGATAATGTCTACTTTATTAAAAAGGTATTACCGTTTGGTGGCGTAATTGGTGGTGGTGGTTCTTCAGCAGCAAACTTCTTTGATGTTAAATACCAGATTGCTCTAAATGATATCTACAACTTAAATACATTTATAGGTGACTTGGCATACTTAGAGCAGATTAATCAATATCTTGCTCTGATAGATATGAAGTTAACTGGTCACCCACAAATATCTTTTAATAGACTTCAGAATAGATTATATGTTCATGGTGCTTTAGATAGTAATTCTCAACTAAGTGCTGGGGATTATATTGTACTAGAAACATTCAATATTGTTGATGGTGAAACTCATACAGATGTTTACAACGATATGTTCTTGAAAGAGTATCTGACACAACTGATTAAGCGACAGTGGGGAGCAAACCTTAGTAAGTTTGAAGGTATGCAACTTCCCGGTGGAGTGACTTTAAATGGTCGTATTATCTATGAAGAAGCCACTCAAGAAATCCTTAGACTTGAAGAACAAGTAAGGTTGAATTATGAGTTGCCAGTAGACTTCTTTGTAGGGTAGACAATGGCAAGAAACATATACATCTCCCAAACAGTAAAATCTGAACAGGATTTATACGAAAATATTATCATAGAGTCCATGCAGATTTATGGACAAGAAGTGCAGTATATTCCTAGAGAGTTGGTTGCTGAAGATAAAATCTTTGGTGAAGACGTAGTATCCGCATTTGATAGAGCATATCAGATTGAAATGTATCTGGAAAACCTTGACAATTTTGATGGTGATCAAGAACTCTTTAGTAAGTTTGGTGTAGAGATTAGAGACAGAGCAACATTGCATGTATCTAGAAAAAGATGGCACCAAGCTGTAGGAACATATCTTCCAGAACACTTGCGTCCACTTGAAGGTGATCTAATCTATCTGACTCTTTCAAATCAAGTATTTGAAATTATGAGAGTTGTTGATGACCAACCATTCTACCAGTTGTCTAACCTTCCAACATACAGAATAGAAGTTGAATTGTTTGAGTATAACGATGAAAACTTTGATACTTCTATTGAAGTTATTGATAACCTAGAAAAACTTGGTAATACAATCATTCTTAATCTAGAAAACTCTGATTCAGATGATTTCCAGATTGGCGAGACTATTCAGCAAGTTACAGGTTCCACTACTATTACAGCAGAGATTGTAGATTGGAATGCTGATAGTGATAAGATGTATGTTGCACATATTTCTACACCTGATGGTAAGTTTAGAGAGTTTACTACAGGTTCTATCACAAGTCAAACAACAAATATTACAAAAACAATTACTTCTATTGGTGAGCAGTTACAGCAAGTAGGTGCACAGAATGAAGACTTTGAAACATTTGGCGATGATATTTTGGACTTCAGTGAAGGTAACCCATTCGGAGAACCCACATAATGTTTGTACATTTCTACCATGAAAAGATTAGAAAAGTTGTAGCAACATTTGGAACAATGTTCAATAACTTGAATGTGGTGCGTAAGGATGCTTCTGGTGCTTCTATAAGTCAGATGAAAGTTCCTTTGAGTTATTCTCCAAGACAAAAGTTTTTAGAACGTATCCGTGAAACAGCAGATATGTCAGATGCAAAGTTAGCAGTTAAGCTACCTAGAATGGCATTTGAAATGACTTCACTTTACTATGACCCTACTAGACAACTAGCAAAGACTAACAACTTTACCAAACAAGTTGCATCTAATACAAATGTTAGAACTAAGTTTTTTACTTCAGTTCCCTACATTCTAAACTTTCAACTAAATATTCTAGCAAAAACAAATGAAGATGCAGTTCAGATTTTAGAGCAAATTATTCCGTTCTTTAATCCATCCTATACTGTAACTATGAAGCAGTTTAGTGACTATGCTGATATTACAGAAGATATTCCTATTACTTTAATCGGAACTTCTTTCAGTGATGACTATGAAGGTTCTCTGGAAAATAGGAGAACAATTATATATACATTAGACTTTGAAATCAAAACAAGTTTTTACGGTCCTATTGCAGATGCTAAAATCATCAAGAAGAGTATTGTAGATTTCAAGAATCCAGACTTACCAGCGGATGACGTAAATAGTTTGATTGAAAGAATTACAGTGGAACCTACTGATCCTAATGCTCCAGCAGATACAATTGACTTTACTACTAACTTTATTATTCCATCTGAAGGATTAGACTCAGACCAGACAACAGTTCAACCGTCTGTTGTTTCTAGTGGTGATCCAATTGACTTTGGAACGTTTGGAACTCCAAATTTAAGTATCGACCTTGGCACATTCAGTTTAGACGATTAGAGGGTTAAATGGCATTTCAATTAAGACGTGGATCAAACACAGATAGATTAAACATTAAGTTAGCCCAAGGTGAGTTAGTTTATACTACTGACACCAAAAAGTTATTTGTTGGTGACGGTATCACAGTTGGTGGAACTGAAGTGTCATTGAACGATAGTGACATTAATGCTACTGTTGCTGGTAGACAGAATCCTGCTATTTTAGCAATTGTCACTAAAGAATTTGTAGATAACTTAGGTATTAATGCTGTAAAGTTAGATGGATATAGTAGAGATTACTATAGAAATTATAATAACTTGACGAATACTCCAAGTATTTTAGACAGTAGTAATGTTCAATCACTGTCCCGTGATTCTTCTTTTGTATCTAGTGTTGTAGACAGTAGTTATGTAAATAACCTTGTTAATACTTCCTATATCCAAAGTAAAATTGACCAACTCTTTATTGATACATTTGACACTCACGATTCTGGTGCTGTCCAGAATATGATTGACATTGCAGTTGCTGCAAATGATACTGTAGACTCAGCTGCAATTGTTGCGCAAATTATTAATACAGTAACACAATCCTTTATTGATACCTTCAATACGCATGACTCTATTGCTGTAGGAAACAATATTGATTCTAAAGTAGACCAGACATTTGTTCGTAACTTTATTGATCAAAGTTTTATTCAAGCATTTATTGACCAAGCGTTCATTAATACCTTTGATACGCATGATGAAGTTGCCACTTTAACACAAATCAATTCTACGATAGATGGGGCATATGTCCGTAACATTATAGACCAAGCATTTATTGACACCTTTGATACACATGATAGTAATACTGTTGCATCCCAAATTTATAATATAGTAAACCAATCACTTATTGACCAGTTTGATACACATGATGAAGTTGCTGTTCAAGCACAAATTGATGCTATTCCGGGTTTAAGTGGTGACGCAGAAACTCTTGGTGGAAATGATTCTTCTTACTACTTAAATTATAATAACTTTAGTAATACTCCTAATTTGCTGGATAGTTCTGAAACATTAAATCTTATCAATACTTCTTATGTTCAAAGTAAAATTGATCAGACATTTATTAATACTTTTGATACACATGATAGCGCAGCTGTAGATGCTCAGATTAATGCTGAACTTGCTACAAGAACTTTCTATGACAGTGCAGCTGTTCAAGCACAAATTGACTCTGCTGTAACACAATCCTTTATTGATCAGTTTGATACGCATGACAGTGCTGCTGTTCAAGGACAAATTAATGCTGAACTTGCTACAAGAACTTTTTATGACAGTGCAGCTGTCCAAAATCAGATTGACTCTGCTGTAACACAGTCTTTCATTAATACCTTTGACACTCATGATAGTGCAGCAGTATTAGGTCAAATTACTAGCACTGTTAATACATCTTATGTTCAGGGTAAGATTGATCAATCCTTTATTGATGGGTTTGATACACACGACTCTGTTGCTATCCAAAATATGATTAATACAACTATTGCTGCAACAGATACACATGATAGTGCAGCAGTATTAGGTCAGATTAATTCTACAGTAAACCAATCTTTTATTAATGGGTTTGACACTCATGATAGTGTTGCTATTCAGAACCAGATTACATCTACAGTAAACCAATCTTTTATTAATGGGTTTGACACTCATGATGAAGTTGCTGTTCAAGCACAAATTGACTCTGCTGTAACACAGTCTTTCATTAATACCTTTGATACTCATGACAGTGCTGCTGTAGATGCTCAGATTGATGCTAAGTTAGGGACCAATGTAACTGTTGGTGGAAATCTTTCGGTTACTGGATATATTGATGGTCCTGAAGTATTTACAATTGATCCTGCTGCTGTTGGGGATGCTACTGGTAAAGTCGTTATTCTTGGAGACTTACAGGTTGATGGTGTTCAAACAACAATTAACTCTACAGAAGTAAGTATCTCAGATAAAAATATTGTCTTAGCAGACTCTGCTACATCTGCTGCTGAAGCAAATGGTGCAGGTATAACTGTTAATGGTGCTTCTGCTACTTTACAGTATGTTTCAACTGGAGATAAGTGGGAATTTAATAAAGACGTAAACGTATCCGGTGATATCTCTGTTTCTGGAACTGTGGACGGACGTGATGTTGCTACTGATGGCACTAAACTAGATGGTATTGAAACAGGGGCAACAGCTGATCAAACAGGCAGTCAAATCAAAGCATTGTATGAAGGTGAATCTGATGCCTTTACTGATGCACTATTTGCTAAACTCTCTGGTATTGAAGCAAGTGCTACTGCTGATCAAACAGCATCTGAGATTCTAACTGCTATCAAGACTGTTGACGGCACTACTTCAGGATTAGATGCTGACACTGTAGATGGCATAGAAGGTTCTAGTCTATTACGTTCAGATGTTGCTGATACCAAGACAAGTGGTGACTTAAATTTTGCTGATAATGTCAAGGCTACGTTTGGTGCAGGTTCTGATCTTAAGATTTATCATGATAGCATTCACAGTTATATTGATGATGTTGGAACTGGTGATTTAAGAATTCGTGGTAGCGGTTCTGTAAATATCATGCAGTACAATAATAGTGAACTGATGGCTAAATTTAAGGTAGACGATGCTGTTCAACTTTATTATGACGGTATTAAGAAGTTTGAAACTACCAGCACTGGTGTTAACGTAACTGGTGAAGTCACAGCAGACTCTGCTACTATTTCTGGTAGTTTAACAGTAGACACCAGCACCCTGCACGTTGACGCCACGAATAACCGTGTGGGTGTTGGCACGACTAATCCAGACTATAATCTTG